ATGCTTACCTGTAGCATCTTCTAACATCTTATTCAAAGCATTCAGTCTGTCCTTTTGAGTTGGGTTTGCTTTCTTACTAATGACTGTAAACCCAGCTTCTTGTAATATCATGTGGTCAGACTTCGTACTATTACTTGTTCTTGCCTTTCCTGCTGGGTCAGGGTAGACTGGCAATCCTCTACCTTTTTCTTGCATTAGCTTTGCCAATTCAAATGTATTTGAGTTCTGTAGTCCTATCTCATCAAACACATAAACTTCTCCAGCAGTATTCTCGCACATTAGGATAGCAGTCATATAAGATGCTACCCCAAAGTCGATTCCCCAAAACATTCTTGGAGATTTATCCATTACTCTACAATGAATATCTCTACTAAAATTATATGCTGCTCTATTTGCAGCAGTAAGAAAACTTGCAAGATATTCTTGCTCAAATGTTCTCTTATCTAAATTCTTTTTGGCATTGTCTACTTCTTCTGCAGAAATAAAGCCACCTTCTAAGGTAGTAAACTGCCAAGACTTATAATCACTATTCTTTGATTGTCCTTTAACAAATAAATCGTAAAAGTGATTCTGTACACCAGTAGGAGTTCCTACGAATAGTGCATTACCTTTTGTTTCTGCTAAAGTTGGTTGTATAATCTCTCCCCAAACATTTTCTTTCATATAACTGTACTCATCCATCACTACCATCGTGGTTGACACTCCACGAAGTGAATCGGGTTTGTCTGCCCCTTTGAGTTCAATCTTTGCCCCATTGTCAAATGTAATAGATAGTTCAGTTTCATTAATACTGACATCTTTCTTTGCAAAAATGTCTTTGAGGATACTCCAAGATACCATTTTAGCTTGTCTATATGTAGGAAAGACAATCCACCTTCTTTCATTTCTTTTAAGAGGTGTTGACAATAAAAATAAAATTGAGAAGTAAGATTTACCCCACCTTCTACCACAGGATAAGATTTTATATCTTGTCTTGTCATTAAGGATTTCTTTCCTGGTGGCATCAATCGTCCAATCCATCTATATCAAATACCTTAATTGGTTCATCTGAAACATCTTTAATTCCTATGCTTTGACTTGGTTTACCCAAGATTCTATCTGCCAAGAAGTTGATTGCACTCATATTACCATCTAATGCTTCTTCATATACTTTACCTACAACAGCTTCTAACATAGTCTTTTTATCTTCTAATTCTACATTAGCCAATTCGGTGATATATTCGTTTAAGGCAAATCCTGATTTAGGTCTTCCATTAGGATTACCTGATTGTCCTTTTACCCAACCCTTGCCAGTTATTCCACCAACAAGTTTTTTGTTGTTTCTTGGTTGTTTTACAACCTTTTTCTTTTTTGTTTTAGCTGCAGCCAAACTAATCACCCCACTATTTGAAGGTTATGTTCGTTATTAAAACGAAAGGGAAGGTGTTACCCTTCTACTATATAGGGAAAAAGACTACAAGAAACCCTTAGATAAGTCTTATAAATGCTTGTAAGTGTTGATATTGTTGAGAAAGATTTTTTTTTGAGGACTACAAAAAACCCCTCTAAATGGTGCTATAAATTTAATTATTGTACCTGAGGGGCTTTCTGACTTAACTGATATTAAGAGGTAATACGATTAATCTATTAATTTTTCTTCTCTAAGAACTTCATCTGAATCAATATCTAACATTCCTAATATTGATTCATAAGTATCAAGTTTAGTGCTTAACCTTTTTTCATATGTAGTTTCATAACCTTGACTGCTTGTTAGTTTAATATATCTTTTATGTTCTGTAATATATCGTTGTTTAATTTTTTCTATTTTTTGTTCCATTTTAATCTCCTTTAGTTTAATTAACACTATAAAGTAGTGGTTTCTAAAACCAATGTCAAGAGTTTTTATAAAATTATTTTCTACGAAGTATATGCTTAATTATAGTGGCTTGTTTAGATAGTTTTCTTATGGCTCTATTGTAGTAAGTCTTACAAGCCGATTCTGATATTCTTAGGTTAAATGCTATGTCTGCAAAAGGTTTCTTATACATTACTCGTTCACTAAAGCATTCATATTCTTGGTCAGATAATTGTCTACCTGCTACTACTCCAGTTAGTACATATTTTAATTGTGTAAGCATTTTTGCTTGTTCTTTTTCTACTTCATCAATTAAATCTTGATACGATTTTGCTTGATTGTCAATAGAGTTTTTCATAATTCTTTTGGGATAAGCTGCCAAGCCATGTGAGTCAAGAGTGAGAAATCCTTTCTAAGTTTACTCACAACTATCCCAAACCTTCGTAGCCATGTTTATTGGCTTTGGTTATAATATCTTTTACTGTTACAAACATTTTTAATTTATGGCAATACAACTGCATAGACTCTTGTAGGTTTGGTTGTATATCTCCGATTGCACCTACATATTCTATTTCATATAAATTATTTACCTTACAATATACTAAGATTGAATTAAGTTCTTTTACTTTCATTAAAAGTTCTCTTGTAATTCAGGAAAGTGTTGGTCTAACCCTTTTCTTCGTAGTCGTTCTATGATTCGTTTGTGTGTAGATACATTTTCTTTTAATTCTTTGTATTGAAACTTAATCCACTCTTTTAATAAATATTGTGAATCGTCTATTTGTATCATACCCATTTTTTCTTTGATTACTTCAGGTATTTCACCATCATATCCATTACAATAAAAACCTATGGCTTCATCGTCAAGTTCAAAGAATCCATCGTGTGAACAACTTGTACTTATATAATACCATAACACTTTTTCTTGTGCAGTTAGTTTTCTAAACCAACTCTTTGCATTAATATCTGCATCTAAAAATCGTTTTCTCATCTTTTATTCTCCTTAAAATAGTTGTTGTTGTGTGCTTGGTTTATATGAAGCATCATATCTTTTATTATTTCCTTTTGGATATGGTTCTACTTCATATTTTAAATTATTTTTCATATCTTTTTTTTCTCTTTTATTTCCTTTAAAGTAAATATATCTATGTTTTCTTGACCTTTCAACTTGCTCATATCTATCAGGATGTTTTCTCATATAATCTGCACCCAACTCGGAAAAAGTTCTACTATGCTTATTAGTTCCAATTTCTTTCCAATCTTTAATTGATTGTGTCAATCCAGTGTAAATCCAATTAGTAGATTGATATATATAGCCATGATGTCCTTGTGATGAATCTGCATAACTAACTAAACAACATGGACTTGGAAGCAATTTAAATGTTTGTGAAACAAAATATGATAAAGTATTTTTTTCTAAATTTTCATTTACAACTAATCTATTCAATTCAAAAATTGATTTTTTATATTTACCATTTAACATATGACTAACCAAGTCTTTACTTACTGGGTTTCCATAAGAACAAACACCAATTAAATTATTTTTTTCAAATAATCCATAAGCATAAATCGTTATTGGAAGTCGCTTAGCATAATGCTTATACATAAACCATTCTTTACATTCGTGTTTTTTTATAGCTTTAACTTTATATTTATCTTTTATTTTCATTAATCTTTAATAATAACTTAAACATCTTCCAACCCCAATTCAAGTCTTTAATCTTGTAATGGTGTTCTTCATATACTCCTTTTTCTTCTTTATCTAATTTAAGAAGTATTGCACCTTTTATTTTATAGTCTAAGTTTTCTTGTATTAATTGTCTATATGCTCCTAACTGGATTAAAAATTCTGTATGCACATCATTAGATGTTTTCCAATCACAGATTACTAACTTTCCATTGACTTCACATATAGCATCAAATGTTCCACCAAATTGATATTGTTCAGATACTAATTTTAGTTCAGTTTCATGAAACTCTACATTATTGTTAGCAATCCAATTATAAAATGCGTAGTAAGCAGTTTTAGCTTGTGATATTTCTTTAGGTGTATAATCATCTAATTTAACTACACCACCTTTGATAAATTCTTCTATCATAATGTGTGCTAAAGTTCCTATTCTACCAGCTTCTTTGAGAAGTTTCATAGAATCATCACCATTTAAACAATGCTTTCTTGTCCAACCTATTAATGCTCCTTTTGACCAACCCAAGTTTCCATTAATAATAGTCGTTACAGATTTTAGTCTTTTATCATTCTTATTTTTATAAATTGTATGTGCCATAATTTATTCTCCTTTTTTTATCCAATAATAAAATAGAATTAATATTAATATAGTTATTATACTATTTATCATTTCTAATCCTTTTTTCATCAGGTACATAAAACTGCATAATCCAAGTATTGTTTCTTAGCTTTTGTAGTTTGTTGTCAGTAAACAACCACCAAGCACCATATTTTTTCTTTGATTCCATTTGTAGTTTTTGTCCTTCTTCGCTGTAAGGGTCTACTTCTTTAACTCTTGCCATTCTTTCTTGCAAAGTTCCAGCATACTTTCCCCATTGTGAATAGGTAGGATGGGATTCTTTCTTGACTTGTTTTCTTTTTTGCCAAGCTGTTTCTCTACTATTTAATTCCATTTTATTCTCCTATTTTGATAACTTGTTTGTTAAATCTTCTACTTCTTCTTCTAAACCTCTATTTGATTCTTTAAGTTCTTCCATTTCTGTTAACAATGATAGCCAATCAGTAAATTGCATTGTTGCATAAAACTGTGCATTCATTTTAAATACATTTACTGGTGTTTTTGCTACTGGACAATCATCATCTATCTGTTCCCACCATTTAGGAATCATAAGTTTCTTTTGGTCTTTAACTTCAAAGTGAAATTGGTATGCAGGAGAATCAGGATTTATATCTATAATATCACCTTTGATTGACATTCCACCTGATTGAGGTGTTCGTCTTACATTTGTTCCTAAGTATCTATTAATTAATTTAGCAACTTCTCGTTCTGCTCTTTTACCTTTGGCTTGTGAATTAATCGGCATGTTTCTCCATTGTGTTTGTAAGTTTTGTCAAAAATTCTATTCCCCATTTTTTTCCAATATAATATAAGAGTTCACTACAAGTGATTTCTCTTTTTAATTCTTTATATTCTGTATTTATAAATAACTTTTTAACAATACCTGATGATATATCAATTTCTTTTTTATGTGATGGTGTGTCGTGTTCAACGACCATATATAATGCTTTATTCCCAGTGCTTTGACACCAATTCACAACAATATTTTCTAAGGCATATCTTTGACCATCTAATATGTCATTACCTTTTCTTTTTACTTCACCAAGTATTAAATATTTACCTCTATATTCAAAGCAAAAATCTATGTCAGTTGGTGAGAATTTTTTATACTGACAATTATTAAAGACTATTAATTGTCTTGCTTGACTTTGATTTCTTATACTTCTGTTGATGTGTTCTGTCATGAGAGGAGAAAGGGACAACTACTATTCGATTGTGATATGTTAATTAAACAAAAGAGTATAAGAAGTAGTTGCCCCATTTTTTCCTTTAAAGTAATATTAGTCCTACAAACATAATTCCAAATAATGAAATTAATAACCAAACTACTAATAATAAAAGTGTTATTATTATATTTTCGTTACTCATCATTAAAAGGGTAGGTCGTCATCGTTAATTTGTACTGGTTCACTTGGTTTACTTACAGCAGGTATGGTAGATGGATTTTCACATGCTTCTACCCAACCTTCTACTCGCTTGAAGTTATTTACAAACTCATCAGTAGTCCAAGATTGACCATTTTCAATAAACAGTTTTACAACATTGTTAAATATCATACCAAATCTTGCACCATTGGTGTAAGTAGCATTGGTAGTTTGTACTGCTTCTTTAACTGCTTTATCTGCTTTTAATTTCTCATCAAACTCATTTACACTTTTCTTGATGTTTTCAAATACTGGATTAGCAGAATCTTTGCTAACCTTTTCAACTTTCCAGTAATTTCTAAGCTGTCCTTCATCGGTAGTAAATTGTTCCCAACTTAATAAGAAGTCATCTCCAGTTGATATTAAGTCCAACTTTCTTTTGAGTGAATCAGTAGCATCTAAGGTGCTTACTGTGCCATCTTGGATTACTTCATACTTAAAGGTATTGAACTTATTACCTTGCCATTCTTTTTCTTCGTAGACACCACTTGAATTTAAAGTCAATCTAAGTTGTCCACCTATGTTTGCTTTTAGGTCTTTTAAATTTACAAAAGCCATATTTTCTCCTATTCAATGTGTTCAGCAGATGTCGGATTTGGTATCAACCTCATTTCTTCTTTTGGTCTTTTTGCCATTTCTTCTGCTAAACGATTTTTCTTTTCTTCCACTTGTTGACGAATATTTCGTAAATCGTGTCTAAGTGTATTTTCATTATCATTGTCGATTCTATTTCGTTCCATTACTTCAATCAACAATTCTAATTCTTCTAAGGTAAGTTTTACAAGTACCATTCTTGTACCACCTTTTTTAAGAACTCCCACATAACTATCATAAAGATAGTGTAAGTTATAATTTCTACTATCATTTTATTCTCCTTGCATTCGTTTAAAGTCTAAGGTTTTATTACCTTTTTCTCTAATTATATCATGTTGGTCAATAAACCTTTTTTTACAATAATAAGCAATTTGATTTGTCATTATTGACTTAGGTTTTGTAGCCCATATTTCAATATATCTCGCATTTCTATCTAAAAGTTTCTTATAAGCTTTCACAACAGAATCTTTATTTTCGGTACGATACCATCTTTGTTTTTTTTGTCCTTTTAATAAATAATAAATTTTATATTTATACTTATCAGTAGGATTTCCAAATACAATATGCATTTCAATCTCCTTTAATTTAATTAACTCCCCAAGTTTAAATATAAACAAATGAACTTGTCAATACTTTTTTTGCTAATTCTTTTTTTTCTTATAATTCTTCTTATGCTTTAACTTTTTATTTATCTTTATCTTTGTCTTTGTCTTGCACCCTTAGTATAACCCTTTGATAAGACTTGTTATCCACATAGTTATACACAATTTGTTTATATAATTATAACCCTTTATATAACCCTTAACTTTTTTTTAAAAAAGACTTGCACTTTATTATTTATTGTAGTAATATAAGGTATGTTAGTTAAACAAAAGGAGA